CTCATCGCGGGGGGCATCTGCCGCCACTTCCAGAATTTTGCAGAAGATGCCGAAAACTCCCGGCGCTTCCCGGACACCGGCAACCTGGATCAACCGTCGCCACCCAATGCCCAACGATCGGCCATTGACCTTGAGCCGGACATAGTCCAACGGCCCAGCACGCTTGGGGAACTTCCCTTGGAGCGATCGGCCCTTGCTGTCCACCTCGTACCGCTTGTCCCATTCCCGGATGTAGTAACGAGTCACTCCACGTCCCCTTCGGCGTCGATCTTTTGCATAGACCTTCGTCTCATTTCCTGGCAATAACCATCTGATATGAGGTGCGCCATCGTTTCATCCTGGAGAGCCCAATGAATCATCTTGGCAACGACACTGCGTGGAAACTTCGACATGGCCATGTGCATATATTGAAAGCCGGCGGCTATCTCTCGGAAATCCGAAGCCCAATAGCCCTTTGCATGCAGAGTCTCCGTGAGAAAAGGAACAGATAGCCTTGCCTCTTCCGTTTCTTTTTGGTGGCAGGACTCACACAAAGTGATAAGCAACCCCTCGGGATAGTCCCAAGGGTCCACGCCAAAGAAGTACATCTGGTGATGCACATGAAGCGTGTTTTCCATGTCGCCGCATTTCATGCACATCCATTCGTCGCGGTCGAGAATCTCAAGCCGCTTCTTCTGCCACCGTGGATCAAGCAGCTTCTCTCGATATGTACCCGATTTGCCATCCTTGCCCATGCGTCACTCCGTTGAATACAAAAGGCCATGAAGAAGTCACGCAACGACCTTCACCATTCCGTTCATTGCGTTGATTTTCACACTACCTCGCTGTTGGCCGCTGCGCCATGCGTTCCACCACGTCCCACAGAGATTAAACATCGCCCTCTGCCTGGAACGGGTTCCGCGAAGACCTGCGAGGAATTTCAAGTTCATAAGGGAATCGCGGAGCTTGAACTGAGGATCGGACTTCACCAACATCTCGCCTGTCCCAACCCCCGTCCAGAAGTCAAGGGCCGCCGTGGAGTTCTTGCGTCCCGTTGCTATGATGGCGGCGACGCATCCCACGATCATCATGTGCCGATATTCGGTAAACAGACTCACGAACAGAACATCCTCGGAATACTTTTCGACGAGGTCCGCCTTCTCGGTCTTGACGTGCGTCGTCGGAATCATGAACTGTGGTTCCATGCCATCTCCGAGTGCGTAAAGGGCCGTCCCGCAGCATTGCAGAACGCGAAGGGGCATACCATGCAAGCGTTCGTCCTTGAACAGTCCGCGGCGAGAGTGCATGAACTGTCGTTCCGTCCGACTCGCGTGAACATCGAAGGTTGCGAATAGTCTCCACGCATCCTCCATCGTGTCACACGTGTAGTACGACACAATAGCAGGATACGGCTTGTTGTGGATAAGGACGGCATTGCAGTTGTGCTGTCCGTTCATCAGGTAGCGAACGCCCGTCTCCTGCACCTTCGCGACAGCGATTTCAATGCGTCGATGGGACTTCTTTGCCATGTTGTCGGCATAGGCACGGCCCTTCACGGGGTTATAGGGCCGTTGCCCAGGGAAGTTATTGAGGGCAAGAAATCGCTCGGCTTCTTTGGGTGTCACCATCTTCTTGGCTGGGTCAGTGCTTTCCTGGTACATGATTCTTACTCCACAAGTTTCCGTGATAGTTTCCTGAACCGTTCCGCCAAGGATTCACACAACATCCTTGCCGGAATCCGGTGTTGAGCGTCGACGCGCAACGTCTCCATTTCCTTCGTTACACCTTTGACTGTTTCCGCAAGCTCGGTCAGCTTGCGCCAGTCGTCATAGCTGCCCCGAGGCGCGCCCTTCTTCTTGGGGTCCTGTGCCTTTGGTGGAGGCGGCAGGCTGGTCGACCCCGAATCCTCCCGCTTCTTGCACTTCAAATCATTGTAGACCTTGTTGATCGAGACGCCTTTCTCACCGCGACGGAGCTTGTCTTTTATCTCCTGGTCCACCTTGTCGGATTTCAGAATCGTCTCGCCCTTGTGGAAGGTGTCGTGGCTGACTCCGGCCAGTGCGGCGGCTTCCTTCTGGGTGTCGATCACTTTCACAGATTTCTGTGAAAGTGTTTTCCCCCTCCCCGGTGCTGTACCACCGTGCTCCTTCTGCCTCTCCTTCGCCCGCACAGCAATCAGCGGCTTTATCTTGCTGACGATCTCGATCCGCTGGAAGTCACTGACATTGCGGCGGGAAAGCTGATTCTTGAGAATCCACAGCTTGGCATCATTCCGGTCTTTGAACTCCCTCTCGACCGTCTTGAAGGGCAGGTTGTGCTTGGTACAGAGTCGGTAGCGGTTGTGGCCGTCAACCAGCGTGCCGTTCCAGGTAATCAGGGCATCTCGGCAGCCATCTTTCAGCAGCGACTCTTCAAGCATCTCGCAGTCGCCCTCGGACAGTGCCGGCAACAGATTCGCAAACTCAGGGTCGATCTTGATTCTCATATCAGCCCCTCCCGGTCCACGTAGTACGTCGAACATTGCGTCCCCCGCTTCGTGCAGGTCCGGGCCGCACCGACCTGGACCCCATACAGCACCCCATCCACCGGCCACGGCCCGCACCGTTGGCAATCCTTCATCCGCTTGTGAATGTGATCGTGTGGCCAGTCCAGCAGGCAGGCGATCTCCGCGAAGGTCAGAGCCTCTACGGGCTTGTCAATACCGTGGCTGACCAGAGCACGAACGATGGACCTGCACTGAGATCGCCGCTTGCCGCTGGAAGTGACGTCCTCGGCGGCGATCGCCGATGTCGGGGGATAAGAGTCTCGATACGCCTGTCGAAACAGGGGCAAAACATCCGTGTCAGACATGCTCACTCCATTTGCTTACTCACGAACCACGTAGGCCCCGAGCCCACGCACCAATCTCTCCAGAAACCCGTTCAACATCCCAATCACCATCGCCTGCCCACGAACCGTGTCCTCGTTCCCCGGCCGGCCGCACGCACTGATGTACGCGGACATGAACCGCCACCGCGTCACCTGATCCGCCTGCAACTGCGGCCGGCAACAGGAGAAGTCCGGGCAGCACATGCCACGCTCATCGTCGTGAACGCTGTGGCCCGCCACCCAAAGAGTCAACTGCTTGAACTCGGTCATGACACCGTTCGTGGCACATCTTCACCACGTCATCGTCAGGAAAGTCATTGATCTGCGTCTCACAGACCACCACCATGTCACCGGCCTCAAATGCACCGCCACAACCATCGCAACGCGCGTCCTGGCAGGGATCGTACAGGCGTTCGTACGGCACCCGCTTGGGCGACCGGACCCTTGGGCACTTCTGTCTTCCGGTCATGGATGAACTCCATTTCGATATGGCCAGACAACATCTCCACCATCGCCACGCGCACCCCGGCCATGAACCCCGTCCGCAGCAATTCGTCGCTGCTGATAGGCTCAGGCGCCTCCAACTGCACATCGGTCGCCGCGTCCACGACGGTCTCCCCGTAGCGAGTCCAGAGAATCGCCCCCAACTCCCTAAAGACCGCTCCGGCATCCTTGCTCTGTACCACGTGTAGCTGCTGCATCCGTGCCTCCTGCTCAGAAAGGAATGTCGCTGTCGCTCGGCGGCGGGCCAAAGTCATCGTCCCACCCCGGCTGTCGCTGGCCCGGGGGCGGCGGAGCCTGCTGCTGGCCCTGAGCCTGCTGTTGTGGGGGCTGCTGTCGGCTACGGTTGCCCTGCTGCTGGCCCTGGTTGCCGCTCGCCAGAAACTGGAAGCCCGTCAGCGTCACCCGATGCCGGGAGCGCTTTGTACCGTCCTTCGCGGTCCAGGTGTCGAGCACCAGTCGCCCCTGCACAAAGATAGGCGAGCCCTTCTGCATGTACTGGTTGATTGTCGTGGCCATGTTCCCAAAGGCCCGGCAATCGACAAACAGCACTTCCTCTTTCTGCTGTCCGGCCTGATCCTTCCACTTGCGGTTGACCGCCAACCCGAAGTCGGCCACTGCCGTGCCGCCCGGTGTGTATGACATCTGAATTTCCCTGGTCACATTGCCCATCAGCAACACCTGATTGAACGCTGCCATGATTCGTCTCCAAAAAGTGTCACGTTCTCAAACTATCGCCTTGTTCCGGCTCTATGCGCCGCCGCCACCATGTCTTGTCCGGCGGTGGAATGAAGATGCCGTTCCGGTCACCCCAATCGAAGATGTTCTCGATCCACTCCGTGCAGTCCTTCACGCTCATGCCCGTCTTGCTCAGAATGAATCGCACGTCGCCCATCTTCTTGACCAACCACTGTTCGCCCGCCTGGGTCTTGCACAGCAACTCCGCCTCCCACAGCGACACGTGCATCTCGCGGGCAATCGTCGGGAACACCACGCCATGCAGGTAAGCCATCTGCTGGCGGCTGATCTCCCGCTCTTCGTCATACTTGCGGACCTCGACCACGAACCGCTTGTGCTTCATGCACGCTTTGTGGATCGCCGGCCAGTCCGTCGCCGGTTGTTCATCTATCGTTTCGCCAATCCATTCCATCCGTGGAATCCAACCCTCCGTGGTCTACTGCTTCGGTCCAAGTCCCCGTGACAGCAGGATCTCCCGTTCTTCCAGCATCGTCGCGACAAACGCCTCGATCAGCGTCGCCATCTTCGCGATGTACGGCTCGTCGCGGCGCACCCGGACAATCAACGACTCCATCTCTGGGTGATAGCTCACAAAATCGCACCACTTGCGGCCCGTCACCCACAACGCCCCCTGGACCTGGGGGATGTAGGCCGTGGGCAGCTTCGCGTCGATCAGGTAGCCAACATGCGTGTTCGGCGCGGGACACTTGATCTCGATCAAGCCATCGTCGCCCACCAGTCCATCCGGCGAGCACCCGATCTGCCTGCGTTCATCCAAGAACACAAACCCCGCCTCGGTCACTTCGGCGTCCGCCTCGAACTCGTAGAACGCCCGCGCCTCCGGCTCCATCTCGGTGCCCCGCTGCATCCAACCCGACTCTTTGACCGACACCGGCTCCCCCATCAACCATTCCGCCAGCAACTCGCGCCGATACGCCAGCGCCGACGCGCTCGCCTTGCCGGTCGCCGGCGTAATGATCTTGTCGAAGCAGCTTGCCGTCGCCACGCCACACCGGAGCTTGAGCCATTCATCCGATCTCTGTTCCACCTCCACCAACACACTCATGCCGACTTCCTCCGCAAGGTGGCCACAATCGCGTCGTACCGGTTCGCCGGAATGTCCTCGACACCCTCAACGCCCACCCACGCCAAAAACCGCTGCCGGTTCGACTTGGTTTCTTTCAGGAGCCGCTCGATCTCGGTTTGCTGCTCCACAGAAATCACCCCGTTCCCACCGGCCCCCTGGCCGTCGTCATCCTCCTCCTGTGCCGCCAGACCCAACAGGGCGAACAGCGTGTACCGCTCCAGGTACGTCACCGTGGACCCGATCGCTTGGATCGGATTCTTGTTGCCCGTCAGGTCCACCGGAGCACACAGGCTTGTCGCCTCGCTGTGCCCAAAGGCGTGCGTCACAGTGCAAGTCACCTTCACCATCCCGTCCGGCTGCTCGGTGCGCCAGGAATGGCTCAGCCCGCACTCGCCGAGAAGGGTCTTGATCTGCTCAATCGACTCGCTCAGGCCGGCGTGCCGGTAGTTCGTCCGGCCCTTCGCGCTGGTGAAGTCCACCACCCGCGTCTTGAGGATCGGCGGGCATTTGGCCCGGAACTGCGCCATCGCCTCCGTGTAGGCATCCCGCGCCGCGTCCGCTTTGGCCTCCCGCCGCAGATTCAGCAACTCCCGCAACGTCTCGACTGCCGCCCCACCTTCGACGGCCACCTTCACCAGTTGATCCACCTCCGGCGTTCTCGCCGCCAACGCCGTCTCCGTTGTGGCTGCCCCCTCGACAGCCACCACCGGAGCCTCTATCACAGCACTACTTCGCTTTGCCATTGCTCCTGTCCTTTCGTCTCTGTTTCAATTCGTTCTCCAGGTCCATCAACAGCTTGTCCCGATTCCATTGACCGTGACGGCACAACCACGTCCGCTCCAGGGCGGCGAGGAAATCCCGCACCGTCTGTCGTCGCTAATCGGGCCGCATCCGTTTCATGGTCAGCACTCGTAGGGACTTGCCACATTGGACCGTCCGCAGAACGGGCATCGGCCCGCATCCCTGTACTGCTCATAGGTCAACACCCGCTGGCAGTCCATGCACACGCAGATTAGACCCAACCGGGCAAACAACGCCTCCAGCCGTCGGCTGAACCGCCAGAACAATCGTCCCCGCCGCTCCAGCGACAGGTCCGCCCAACGGTCCTGCACGCTTTCCTTGTAGATTCCTGCTTGCGTCATCGCCCTTCCCTTTCCAAGAGAGCCGTATTCATATATGATATAGTATATCGCCTTTCTCTGCTTTAGTCAAGGGGAAAAACCCAGAACGCCCCAATTTGTTATGTCGTTCCGACCAAGAGCGGACCGGGAGCGATCTCCCTATCGTCTCCCGGCCACGGGTGGGTGACACCGTATGGGGCCTTCGCCTTCATGCGTCGGCCCAAAGGTCAATGGACTGAAACAGGTGAATGGACAGCAACAGGCGACTCGGATCAACCGCAATCCGCCACGGCGGGACTCGGACCACCGCAATCGCCCGGCGAGGGATCAAGGTGGGCCTGGGGACGGATGAAACGATTAGGAGCCGTCCCCGGCCCATATTGCACGGAATCTGTGCCGTTACGTCGGCTCACGCCGCATCCTACATCCACAACACAGCCCCCGGCAGGACTTGAACCTGCAACACCGCCACCTGCGCAGTCGGCCGAACCCGCCTCGGCGATGGAGTGTTTCCTGTTACACCACGGGGGACAAAATAAGGCTCGCAGTGCCACTTCGGAGGAGGATACGCCCAAAAAAATGGGGTTGTCCTGGCCTGGACAACCCCTTGCACGACTGTTACCCTACTGACTTTACCTGGAATCCTGTACCATGAGCATAGCAATGGATTCAAAATCCCGTCC